TGTCATAGAATATATTCAGGTAAAGACAAGAACACTTCTAAAAGAGTTATCATAAGTACTTGGCAGTCAATATATAAGTTTCCAAAAGAATGGTTTGAAAAATTTGGTACAGTATTTGGAGACGAATGCCATGGTTTTAAATCAAAATCATTGACGACTATCATGAACAAGTGCACAGAAGCCGAATACAGATTTGGTACAACTGGAACATTAGATGGCGCGCTAACTCACGAGCTAGTATTGCAAGGATTATTCGGTAAGATATACCGAGTCACGAGTACTCGAGCTTTGCAAGATAATGATACGCTCGCTAAGTTATCGATACGTAGACTTATTTTAGAACACGACGAAAAAACAAGAAAAGAGTTTGGAAAACAGCAATACCAAGATGAAATTAAGTACATTGTAGAACATAAAAAGAGAAATAGTTTTATAGCTAACTTATCTTTAGACTTAAGAGGTAACACGTTAATTCTATATAATTATGTAGAAAAGCACGGTAAGCCACTATACGATATAATTAAAGATAAAGTAAATGAAAGTCGCAAGATTTTTTTCGTATCAGGAAATACTCCAGCTACAGACAGAGAAGCCATACGAGCAATAGTAGAGAAACAAAAAGATTCTATCACTGTAGCATCACTCGGTACGTTTAGTACAGGTATAAATATTAGGAACCTTCACAATATAGTATTTGCATCTCCGTCTAAATCACAAATACGAGTTTTGCAAAGTATTGGTAGAGGTCTAAGAAAAACAGATGATGGTAAAGATACTACATTATACGATATTATAGATGACATAAGTTGGAAGTCTAGAAAAAATTATGGAATATTACATGCAGATGAAAGACTTAGAATTTATGGAAGAGAAAAATTTAACCATAAAACGTATAGAGTAAAAATATGAGTAACATTAATATAAAACATTTTAAACTTACAAACAACGATGAGATAGTATGTGAAGTACTTGATTGGAATACTGGAGACGATATCGCGGACGTCGTTGTTAGTAAAGCGCTTAAAGTAATCTCAGTAGAAGATTACATGAGAGGCATTAAGTTTTTTTGCTTTAGGCCATGGCTAAGTTTACAAGACGATCCAGCTTGTTTACAAACGATTAACTCATCTCATATAGTCGTGACTAGTAATCCAACGCCTGATATTTTAAAACATTATAGAGCTTGCCTTAGAGGCATAACACACGAACTTAAAAATCGCGGCAAGACTAAAAAGAGATCGACTTTTGCTAACCTTGACGAAGTCAATCAAGCTATTAGAGACATGACAGATGATGAGATGGACATATTTTTAGAAGAGAAATATGGAATGCTAGCAGAAGATCAGCCAGTAAATGATTCTGATCACGGTAATAATATTATAAAATTTAAACCTAAAGGAACTAAGACTTTCCATTAATAGTGTATTCCTTCCCTCCCCATATACTCTTTTATTATATACTATTTTTGTGAACTTGTAAACAAGTTTTTTTACAGATAAGAGCTAAAAATATATGTTTACATTTGTGAAAACTTGTGGTATAATATATTATGAAAGGTGGTAAAATGGCCCGTAAAAAAAGTATTCATTACGTGAATAATAATGATTTTTCTACTGCAGTAGTTACATACGTAGAGAAAGTCGAAGACGCTAAGAAAAATGAAACGATAATACCTAAAGTACCAGACTATATAGCGACTTGTTTTTTAAGAATAGCTGAAGGTCTATCGCATAAAGCAAACTTTATAAGATATACATATCGCGAAGAGATGGTTATGGATGCTGTTGAAAACTGCTTAAAAGCTATTAGTAACTATAATTTAGAAGCTGCTACTAGAACTGGTAAACCAAATGCTTTTGCGTACTTTACTCAAATAACTTGGTATGCTTTTCTGCGCAGAATTACAAAAGAAAAGAAACAGCAAGAAATTAAATTAAAATATCTTACAAAAGCGAGTATAGAAAATTTTGTCGATAACGACCTTGAAGGTGGTGGAGTTGGAGAACAAGTATCAACTCATTTTGTAGATACGTTAAGAGATAGAATAGACAGAGTTCGATCTACTGATAAAGAAATAAAAGAATATGTTAAAGTAGAAAAAAAGAAAAGAAGAACTAAGACTGCCGATTCAGATTTAAGCGAGTTTATGCAATGAAAATAGCAATTCTTAATGACACGCACTGTGGTATTCGTAACTCTTCAGAAGTATTTTTAGATAACGCAGAAAAATTTTATAATGATGTCTTTTTTCCTGAATGCGAGAAACAAGGAATAAAACATATACTTCATCTTGGAGACTATTACGATCATCGTAAGTTTGTTAACTTTAAAGCGTTGAATAATAATAGAAGAATTTTTTTAGATAGACTTAGAAAACGTAGAATGACTATGGATATTATTCCCGGTAATCATGACACGTATTACAAGAACACTAATGAGCTAAATGGTTTAAAAGAATGTCTAGGACATTACATGAATGAAGTCCATATCGTAATGGAACCAAAAGTACTAAAATACGGTTCTTTAAATATAGGATTAGTTCCATGGATATGTCAAGATAATTATCAGCAGTCTATGAACTTTATACAAGACTGTAAGGCTGATTGGATAGGTGCTCATCTCGAACTTAAAGGTTTTGAAATGATGCGAGGATTAACTAACACTCACGGTATGAGCGCAGATATTTTTAAAAGATTTGAGTTAGTTTTAACTGGTCATTACCACGTAGGTTCCAGAAAAGATAATATCTGGTATCTTGGTTCACAAATGGAGTTCTTTTGGTCAGACGCGCATGACCCTAAGTATTTTCATATACTCGATACGGAAACTAGACAAATTGAGAAGATAAGAAATAATAACACTTTATTTGAAAAAATCGTTTACAATGACAAAGAAATAGATTATAATAGTTATAATAAAAATTTATCTAAAAAATTTGTAAAAGTTGTAGTAGCAGAAAAAACTGATCCTTTTACTTTTGATAGGTTTATTGATAATATACAGAACCAAGACATATACGAATTAAAGATCGCAGAAAACTTTAATGAGTTTATGGGTGCTAATGTCGAAGATGAAGATATGAATTTTGAAGATACAACTGAAATAGTTGATACATACATAGACGCAGTTGATACAGACTTAGATAAAGATAAAATAAAAGTTCAAATGCGTGAACTTATGACTGAAGCGCAAACCTTAGAGATAGCATGATTATATTTAAAAGCATTAAGTACAAGAACTTCTTGTCGTCTGGAAACAGTTTTACTGAAATTAATTTAAATAAGTATAAGTCTACATTAGTAGTTGGACATAATGGCGCAGGTAAGTCAACTATGCTTGACGCTTTATCTTTCTCATTATTTGGTAAACCACATCGTAAAATAATGAAAAGCCAACTTGTTAATTCTATCAATCAAAAACAGTGTGTAGTAGAAATAGAATTTTATATTGGCAAAGCTTATTTTAAAATTATACGTGGAATAAAACCAACCATATTTGAAATATGGAAAGATGGTACGATGATTAATCAATCATCTCATGCTAATGAATACCAGAAGATACTCGAACAAAATATTCTGAAACTCAATCATAAGAGTTTCCATCAGGTTGTTGTGTTAGGTTCATCTTCATTTATACCTTTTATGCAACTCAATGCTGGACACCGTAGGGATGTTATCGAGGACCTTCTGGACATTAACATCTTTTCTAAGATGAACGTAATATTAAGAGAAAAGAACTCTGTATTAAAAGATAGGCTCTCTACCATAAACAAAGACATTGAAATAAACAATACTAAGATAGAACAACAAGCAAAGTACATAAGAGATATCGCAGCATTAACTGAAGAGAATAAAAAGAAATATCAAAAACAAGTTAAGACGGCAGAAGAAAAGATACTTAAACTACAAAATGAAAATTCTAAGTTGTCTCTTGAACTAGAAGATAACGATACTGATAACGACTACAAAAAACTACAAGATAAGAAGAACAATATAATATCTCAAACAGCAGAAGTAAAGCAACAAATGAAAACTGTAGCGAAGAGAGGAATGTTCTTAGAAGAAAATGACACGTGCCCTACTTGCGAACAAGATATAACTAATAAAGATATTCTATTAAATAGAATTAAAGACGAAGCTTATCAGTTACAAGCAAATCTAAAGATGATCACTGGCACAGAACAGACTTTGCAACATGAGATTAATGATTTAGAACAGGTCATGAATCATATTAGAGAAAAAACTAGCACGATAAACGCTAACAACAGAGAAATTACTTCTTTAAACCAAAGTAATACTGACTTAAAAATGTATTTAGAAGAAGAAGTTACTGCTGACTTATCTCAAGCTCGAACAGATCTTGATTCTATGAAAGATTTAAAAGAAAACTTTTTTGAAGAAAAACTAAAAGTAAACGAACAACTTGGTTACAATAGTGTTATCGCAGAAATGTTAAAAGATACTGGAATAAAAACTAAAATCATAAAGCAGTACTTACCAGCAATTAATAAACTTGTTAATCAATATTTACAAGTTTTAGATTTCTTTGTACACTTTAATCTAGATGAAAATTTTAATGAAACCATTCGGTCTAGGCATCGAGATGATTTTACATATGACTCATTTAGTGAAGGTGAAAAACAAAGAATAGATTTATCTTTATTATTTACTTGGCGTCAAATAGCAAAGATGAAAAATTCAGTAGCAACTAACTTGTTGATGCTGGATGAAACTTTTGATTCGTCATTAGATCATGATGGTATTGAAAACTTATTAAAGATATTATATACTTTAGATGCAGACACTAATACTTTTATAATATCTCATAAGGGAGATATACTTGATGGAAAGTTCGAATCAAAATTAGAATTCACAAAAGAAAAGAATTTCTCTAAGATGAAAATTTAAATGTTTACATTTGTGAAAAAGTATGTTATAATAATAACAATTAATCAATACAAGGAAGGTATATTATGCAACTAAGTGAAAGTACTGTAGATGTTCTTAGGAACTTTTCCGGCATTAATCAAAATCTCTTGATTAAATCCGGTTCAACTATTAAAACTATCAGTGAAGCTAAAAACGTAGTAGCTACAGCTGATATTGCCGAAAATTTCGAAAAAGATTTTGGCATATACGATTTAAATGAATTTATTGGTGTTATGGGTTTAGTCAATAATCCAGACTTAAAGTTTGAAGATGACTTTGTTATCGTTCAAGACGAAAGTGGTAGATCAAAAGTAAAATACTTTTATGCTGCTGAAGAAACAGTCACGACACCTACAAAAGACGTAACGATGCCAGAACCAGATGTTAAGTTTACTTTAGATAACAACACTTTAAATAAACTTAAGAAAGCTGCTTCTACGTTAGGTCACGATGAATTATCAATATCAGCAAAAGATGGAGTATTAAGCTTATCGATTGTGGAAAATCAAAATGCAACTTCAAATGCATTCTCTATTGATATAGATGGTGAATTTAAACAGGACGCTGTCTTTAATTTTATCATTAAAATTTCTAATCTTAAAATCCTAGCTGGTGATTATGACGTAGAAATATCCTCTAGATTAATAACGCAATTCAAACACAAAGAGGTAGGTGTAAGATATTGGATTGCACTCGAAAAAACTTCAACGTACGGAGCATGACATGTCAGAAAGTTTAAAGCAAATGAAAGACCTTAGTAATAAGGCAGCCAGAAGCACAGTAGCAGTTATTGATGCTGTAACTCAAAGAGGTGGTTTTAAAGGCGAAGAGCTTACTACCATTGGTGGTTTAAGAGATCAGTGCGTACAAATTATTCAGCTATCAGAGCAAATTCAGCAAGAAGATGCTATGGCGGATAACAGTACTCAAACTGAGAATGAGACTAAAGCTAAAAAATAATTTACGTGATGATTATTGATTTTATTATTTTGTTATGGAGAATACGTAAATGTCTAATGAATTTCTATGGGTTGAGAAATATCGACCTACTAAAATAGAAGACACTATTTTACCTGAGTCTTTAAAAAAGACCTTCCAAAAAATAGTAACTGGTGGTGAACTTCCTAATATGTTATTCACTGGTACTGCTGGCTTAGGTAAGACTACCGTAGCTCGAGCCCTATGTAATGGGCTCGACTGCGATTATATTTTAATTAATGGTTCTGAGGAAGGTAACATCGACACGTTAAGAACCAAAATAAAACAGTTTGCTTCATCGGTTTCTTTACAAGGCGGCTATAAAGTAGTTATCCTTGATGAGGCAGATTATCTTAATCCACAATCTACTCAACCAGCTCTTCGTGGTTTTATCGAAGAGTTTTCCAATAATTGTAGATTTATCTTAACCTGTAATTTTAAGAATCGTATTATTGAACCACTGCATTCTAGGTGCGGTGTATATGAGTTTAATACTTCTAAAAAAGATATGGTAGATCTTTGCCAAAATTTTATGGCAAGATGCCAACTTATACTCTCAAATGAACAAATTAAATATGATGATAAAGCGGTAGCTGAACTTATTATGAAATTTGCTCCTGATTGGAGAAGGGTATTAAATGAATTACAAAGATATGCAATACATGGTACTATTGATAGTGGTATACTTAACAATGTTAAAGATAAAAACTATGATGATCTTTTCTCTCATTTAAAAAATAAAGATTTTAAAAAGATGAGAAACTGGATAGTAAATAATATAGATACAGATGCAAGCGCAATTTTTAGAGCTATGTACGACAGAATGAGTGATAAGGTTGCGCCTCAATCAATACCACAATTGGTGCTTATTCTTGCAGATTATCAGTATAAAAACGCATTTGTCGCTGACCATGAACTTAACGTGGTTGCGTGTTTAACGGAGGTAATGTCAGATGTTCAATTCAATTAAATTAACTTTATATACTCAAGAAGATTGCTATTATTGTCATGAGTTAAAATGCAAATTAATGCAATGGGATTATAGCTTTAGAGAAATTAACGTAAGTCATGATTTATTTGCAAAAGATTTTTTAAAAGACAAGGGACATAGGACAGTCCCGCAGTTATACTGGAATAATACTCATTTAAATAAGTTTCCAACAACAGAATTAACTAAAGAACATATAGAAGCTGAAATAGATTATGATAATTATGTCGGTGGAGTTGAAAATTGGGCAATAAGAAAAGCATAGCAATAGTTGGTGGTGGTGTAGCTGGTATTACGACCGCATATTTCTTAGCTAAAAAATATAAAGTAAGACTATTTGATCCTAATGGCGTAGCTGAACAATGCAGTTATGCTAATGGTGGTCAACTTTCTGTTTGTAATGCAGAAGTTTGGAATACTTACAGTAACATTGCTAAAGGTTTTAAATGGTTAACACA